GTCGGACGCGGTCGTCTTTATAAACGGAGCCTCTGAGCTCGGGTTCATGGAGAGTACCACAAAGTCAAACCCACAGAGTGCCTACTACTTCAAGTACATGACCGGTCTGACCGCTTCTTTATCGGCCCCCGTGAGAAACATATACACGTACACATTTGCACTGAACCCAATGGAGGGTCCTTTGACGGGGGCTCTTGATTTTAAAACATCGACGGCGGATAAAAACTTTATAAACTTGTCGCTCTTGTCGAGCGCCAAGGAGGCGTACGTCTTCAACATGTTTTACTTGGGTCTCATGACTTTGAGTTTTTCTGGGGGATTCTTGACCATCTTGCAGTGAAGCAAGTCACGATTCTTCTGAATGTACTCGATGATGCCGTTTTTTATGCACCATCGAATAAAATTGAGTTGGGCCACGGTGGTCGTCACCTCCTTGTCCGACCCCGGCACCTTGTACACAAACTTTTCGGTTCTGCAAAAAGCATCAAACAGCTTTTTAGAGTACCCGTCCAAAGAAGACTTGTAGGCGCAGTGAACCGAGAAAACCTTGCCGTCATTCATCTTGTACGAGAGCTGATTCTCCTTGGAGTAATTCGTGATGAACCACTCGAGGTTTCTCAGGGAAACATTCCCGCGCTTTTCGAGCAAAATATTTTCGAGGTACTCGGCATTCTTTGGCTCCTCGTAAAACTTTGTGATGGAGTCGAGCAAGATGTCCGATTGACTCATTTTATAAAATACCGTTGAAATCTATAACTAACTTTTTCTTGGGTGCGCACGATTGACAACACGCGGGACAATCCTCCTTGTACAGAGGGGGGACACCGTGGTTGTGCTTCGGACCCTCTTGGACAATCTGAACTGGCTGAAACTTTTTGCGCTGGTCCATGTGAAACATACAGTACCCCTCGTACTTGCCAACCTTGTTGCACCGAGCACCCTTGTTTTTACCGGTGACGTAGATGCCCATGCAAATACCCTCACCGGGTTTCACGGACGGCAAGTCTCTTAACAGAAGCGATAGTGGGATTCTGTGAACAGTTGCTATAGTTTCCGCGTACCTCGTTAGGGCTTCTTTCACCCTCTTGTCAGCATCAGCCTCTATGAGTTTTGTGATTTGTTCAGAGAGACTCATCGTGTGGGTCCTTTTCTTCTTGGCGCGCCTTTTGTTTAACATCAAACTTGGCAAACATATCTGTAATCTTGTGGCACTTGACCTTTTTTCGGTACCCCGGAATCAAGTCCCCGAAAATTGTATCCTTGGGGTCCGGGACCAGGGGCTCCAACAAGTCGCAGACGGGGTTCATAAACTTGTTTGTGAAATAGTACTCGTAATCGAGCTTCACGTTATTCTGCCGGGCCCAGACCGGGTCCTCAGACTTTTCAAACGCCTTGTCTCCTTTTGGACCCCTCACGATGACGTACGGGACTCGGTCGCCGCTCTGAGGCTCGGACCCGGGCTCGCGGGCCCGCATCTTGTTCACAACCTGAACGTGACACAGATTATCAGACTTGTACGAGTCACCGAGTCTCTGTGAGAGCGTCAACTTTTCGTTGGGCACGCGACCATCCAAGAGTTCCGCGGCTCTCGAGTGCGCGAGGAGCTTGGCGCCTTCTGGGTTTTTACTCTCCAGAATCACGTCGAGGAGCTCCTTGCAAACCTCTCGGACGTATGGGGTGTTGTCGCGTCTCACGAGCTGAAGACCTTTGACGTCAATCTTGTCCATGTTCATCTGACCCTTTTTGTTCTTGGTCCACAACTTGGCCGCGTACCGCTTCTTCGAGTACAGGAAATAGGGGCAGTAGACCTTTTCGAGCTCCAAATTGTTTGGTTTTTTGAAGAGCGCGGTGCACTCCTCGGCCGCCCGCTCACCGAGTTGCCAACTGTACTCGATGGCCTCTTGACCCGTGCGACCACCCACGTCAAACTCCACCATGACTGAATCCGTGTTGTGCACGATGATGCTTCCGACCCCGGCGTGAAAGTGGTGATTCTCAGTGGTCAAGTCGTAGACATCCTGGGGCCTCGCCGGGAGTCGCTCGATGGAAAGAATTTCTGTGCCAGTCGGGTAGTAATGCGGGGTCACGGTGTAAATCCCCTTGTCATACGAGACGCTGGGGTGGTACCCGACCGCCTTGTAGGTGTGAAAAAGTTTCAGGGCCGAGACCGAATCATTTATGGTGTTCATATCATCAGCCACGGATATGCATTCCGGGTACGAGTGTAAAAGTTTCGTGCCCACCTGAACATCCTTTGGTTTCACCATGGTGCCCTCAGAATCCAGGAGTGAATGGTCCTTGGTCACGGTGACTATCCCGGATTGCGTGGTTATCCGGTACGTTTCTTCAATGTACCCGTGGGCTATGATTGTGTGAACCGCGGTCCAACCCTGCTCGGTCCACGTCTCGAACCCTTCCAGCTTTCCAAAAAGTTTTCCATCTTCATTGGCCCTCGTGAAACTCCTCAAGTGCCACAGGTCCTTGACTTTTTTGAACGAAACCTTTCCCCGAATCCGAAGAAGCAGAGGGGTGTCCTCGGTCACAGAGTCGCCGTACCTCACCTTGGCCCCGGGAAAGTTTGCTTCGACGTAATTCTTCGTCGTGTCAATCATCCCTCGGCCCTGCATAGTCACGGAGCCGGCGATGGCCAGACACGGGAGCATGCCTTTCGTGGCGCCCGTGAAACCGTAGACTGAGTTCATGGAAATTTTGTAGGCCAGCTGCTTGCCGTCGTACACCTGCTTCATGATGCCGGTCGCGAGCGCCATGTCCGCCTTGGCCTTTTTTCGAAACGCCTTGAGCTCCTTGAGCACCTCGGGCATGAGACTCGTGACCCCCTGAACAAACTTGTGCGTCCCAAAAGTTTCATAGGTGACCCCGGGCAAGTTGTCGTACCTGGGATTCATCACGAGCGTGGAGTAACACATGTTGTGCGCAATCATGATGGATGGGTACAGGCCCTCAAAATCCAGGGCTGTGATTGGCACGTAGTAGGCCCCGGTCTGAGCCTCGAGAACCGTGGCGCCCTCGTAGCCCTCCTCGGCACCGGGCGCGTTCTTCGAGAACCGAATGGTCGGAACCATGAACCCGAGCTCACGAGCTTTTCTACAAATCTGACTGAACACCTTGATTTGTTGACCTCGCTCGGAGAGATAATTCACCGGGACCCACGTGGCCTTGGCCATCTCCAGGAGGTTCAGGAGATTACAAAGTTTATCCATCAGGGCGTGAGGCAACACCGTGTCCTTGATGCAGTACTCGGCAACTTCACCGAGCTCATCGGGGTCGCCCTTTTCGAAACGCTTGAACATTTCCTTGGCCGACATGTCAATCTTTTGGTCCCCGAGAAACACTTTCGACACGTGGTTCAAAGAGTAGCTGTCGAGGTTCTTCTCACGCTTAATCACGTGGAACAAGTCAAAGATGAACCGACCGGGCATGGGTAACAACTTGAGGACATTGTTTCCGAGGGCGCTCGATGAAAGATTCTTGTGAACAACCTCGCACTCACGACCGACAATTTTACTCAGGTCAGAAAATTGCGCGAGGCACCTGGTCATGGCGGCCCGAACGTACAAAAACTCCAAGTCAAACCCAAAGATGTTCCAGCCAGTCATGATGTCGACATCATTGTCAAGAAGAAACTTTTTGAAGCCGAGCAAAAGTTCTCGCTCCGTGGCAAAAGAGATGACATCGGGGCCAGAAGTTTTCTTGTAACACAGGCAAACTTTTTTGTAAATTTCAGATTCACCGAAGCGCTTCAGGGTCACGGCAATCTGAAAGACGCAGTCCCCAGGAAGGTTCGGGTCGGGAAACTTTCCGGTTGAGCTGTTGGTTTCAATATCAAACGAAGCCACTATGAACTTGACATTGTCGTCGCGGTCAACAGGCGTCAGGGTTTTCCAGTCCCGGCAAAAAAGTCCAATGTCGCACCTTGAAAAAGAACTATCAATGCAGTTGGTCCCGGTGTTCAGGAAGCCGGTCGACTGAATCCCGGTCCGGTGCATGAATCGCAGGAGAGGCTCGACGTTCGCCTCGTACATACGAATCCGGTGGTCCTTTCGGAGATTGTACTCACAGGACTTCATGTCGGCCAAGGTGTTAAACTCAACCTTCATAAAGTTTGACTCTTGATTGTTCTGGAAACCCCACAGGTCCTTGCCTCGAA